TTTAAATTATGACTAAACTAACACTAATAAAAAGTTATGCCTACTTTAAAGGACAATTAGAGTGGGCATACAAAACCAAAAATGAGAAACTAATAAACTATTACAAAGATGCGATACAAAGGACACTTACTAAAAGACACACCCAAGCCTCATAAGGTTTGCAACAACCTAATAGACCTAATAGAACAGGAACTAGGACTTGACATAACACACAAGACTAGATACAGGAAATACGTATATGCAAGAAAGATATACTACAAGATACTATACATAGACACTAAGCTAAGTTTAGCATCAATGGGTAGGTCTTTAGTGCAAACACACGCAACAGTACTACACGCCCTAAATAACTTTGATTGGGATTATAATAATGACTTAGAGTTTAAAGCAGACTTTGACAAGATACTAAGATTGTATCAGGGTATGGCTTCTGATGACAGTATAGAGGAACTGATACTTGAAAATACCAAGATAAGAAAAGACCTAAGAGACCTAAAGGAAACTATACTAGAATTACAAAACAGCTTTTCAGTAATAAAAGAAGAACTAGGAAACGATATAAAAGTATTACAGAGTAACAGCATACAACCTAGAAACCAACAAACAACTATATACCAAGCATCTTAGGTATGATAATTAAAGATGAACAAATAAAAGCAATAGATAAAAAGATAGAAGATATGAGTAAAGGACTAAAGAAAGGATTTTGGGCAGGACTAATAGCGTTTGTATTCGCTAAGATTACACACTTGTTAATTACATTTGCATTAGGGTTATGGATGGTTATGGTATTTGGATATACAGAGACTACACAATCAATAGCTAAAGTAATAGATAACCCAATCACAGGTATTATATACTTGATATTTGTAACTAGGTTTATTTATAAGCTAATAACAAAAGATGAAGTATGAAAAAAGCACCAATAAAAAACTAAGTGATAAATCCCGAAAGCAATAATAATAATCATTCGGTTGTTTTACTGCGTCTATTGTTAGTAGGGTTTTATTACGCTGACTATCAGCTACATAAACAAAAGTCTTTGAAGTTTATTATTTAATTATGCCTAGACCCAAGAAGAGAAGTTTAATATCCGATGAGAAGAAAGCTGAATTAGGAATACCTATAAAGCCAAAAGAAGAACCGAAGCCAAAACAAGAACATCAAAGATACTCTGATGGCAGAAGAAACAACGGTGCTGTTAAAGGTGTCTCCAGAGGTCAGGGTAGAAAGCCCAAAGCTAAAGAGGAGGACATTAAGAACTTTGCACTAAGTTCAATGAAGTCGGCATTTGGTAGTGAGAAAAAGGCTTGGGCTACATTAGCCGAGATGAGTAAGGATTCTTTTCCACACTTGAGATTACTATGGGAATATAAGTATGGCAAACCAAAAGAACAAAAAGATATTAACGTAAAGCAAGAGATAAATATTCCTGTAATATCATTCTTGAAACCAGAAGAAACTATTGACATTGAATCAACTGAAATAGAAGATGAAGGAAGTAGCACTAAACCCTAAGTATCATCCAATATTTGAGGATGATAGCAGATACTTTGTAGTTACTGGTGGAAGGGGTAGTGGAAAGTCTTTTGGCGTAAACACATTCTTGGTATTGCTTACCTACGAAAAAGGTCATCGAATCCTGTTTACTCGATACACAATGACTTCCGCATCAATGTCTATTATTCCAGAGTTCTTGGAGAAGATAGAACTTATGGGTATATCAAGTGCGTTTACAATAACTAAGAATGAAATAATAAACAACCTAACAGGTAGTAGTATTATATTTAGTGGTATCAAGACTGCGAGTGGAGACCAAACAGCGAAACTCAAGTCCATTCAAGGCGTTACGACATTTGTCTTGGATGAAGCAGAGGAGCTTACGGATGAAGAGTCTTTTGAAAAGATTGATTACTCCGTTAGGGCAACAGGCTATCAGAACCGATGTATATTGATTCTAAACCCCACAACAAAACAGCATTGGATATACGAGAGGTTTTTTGAGAATAGAGGCGTTCCTGATGGTTACAATGGCATCAAGGAGAATGTTACATATATTCACACAACCTACTTAGATAACAAGCAACACTTATCTCCATCCTTTGTGGAACAAGTAGAGGCTATGCGAAAGAGGAGACCTGAGAAGTATAAGCATCAGATACTGGGTGGATGGCTTGAGAAAGCAGAAGGCGTTGTGTTTACGCATTGGGAGATGGGAGACTTCAATAATGAATACGATACGATATTTGGACTTGATTTCGGATTTTCGGTAGACCCCTCAAGTTTATGCGAAATTGCCGTAGATAAAGTTAGAAAGACTATCTGGATAAAAGAACACTTTTATAAGGCTGGAATGTCTACGTCTAATATATTTGAGATGTGTAGGAGGTATGCTGGCAACAATCTAATAGTATGCGACAATAGTGAGCCTCGACTCATATCAGAGTTAAAGACTAAAGGTCTTAGGAACATTACGCCTACTATTAAAAAGAAGGGTAGTATATTATCTGGGATTGCACTTATGCAAGACTACAACATAATAGTTGATAAGGACTCTGTGAATTTAATACGAGAGTTTAACAACTATGCTTGGAAGCTAAAGGGTAGCATACCAAGAGACTCTTGGAATCACAGTATTGATGCATCCAGATACGCAATTCAATACGCCCTTGAACGTACTGTGCCTAAAGGAATGTACGTATTGCGTTAAAAAGCCTAAAGTAATGTACGTATTGCGTTAAAAATAAGGTATATTCCATACCATATAATTACTGTTGCCACACATATAATTGTCCACATTATTCTTTTCGTTCTTGTTCTATTATGGGTTCAACTGATATTATTCCTTGCTTATCAAACTTAACAACAACTTCGTTGCATCCATTCTTTAAGCAAGTTCTTAGGCATTGATTAAATTGTTTCATTGTCATTCTCTATCTCTTTTTGTAAGTTAGCTAACGCCCTCCAAGCTACTTTAGCTGAGTGCCTGATACCATCTGTATCAATAGTACCAGATTCAAGTAAGTGCCGAGTAAGAGCGTCTAATTCGTCTCCTGACTTGCTTCTATCCCAAGCTAGGGGTTTATCTGGATTGTGTTGTTGTTGCCCAGCATAAGAACACTTTGCAACTTCTCTTATTGCATCGGGAAAGTAATTCAATACCCCGCTAAAGATTGGCGTTTGTTTCCTTGTGAATTTAATAGGGGTCTCTTCCTCTAGCAATTCAATACCCCCCTCTGGTAATTCAATACCCTGTTCTTGTGGGATTGCTTCAATATCCCCTTCCTTATTCCATTTATACATATATTCGCTTTTAAATATCATTATACAAAGATAGTGAATATTTTACAATTACTTAACATTAGCTTAACATTGGGTAACATTAGGCTTCGTATGTTTGCATCGAACATTAAAATAAATATAAAATGAATAACGAAGTATTAACAACATTAGAGAACTGCAAAGATTATATTGAGCAAATAAAAGATGATTCACTTGCAAGGTACTTGCTTATCGAAATTGACGGGACAATAAAAAACGAATGTAAAGATTATGAACAATATTCCCCTTCATTTGCACAGGTAATGAAATTCTACAAAGAAACTACTTTTAAACAGCATAACGACTTTTTAAATATCATATATGATAAATTGACGTTCTTTGATGGTAAAACAAGTTATGAAGTAGATGATGAGTACATAATCGGTATGAACGGTCTATTCCATCAAATAAACATTAAATAAGGATAATCATTAACGCAAGGATAATCATTGCATACAAGGATAATCATTGCATATAAATTAACACATAAATAAATACAGATGAAAATATACAATAATAGATTAACACTAGAGGATTTTAACGCTTGGTCTGGTGCAGTAGACACTAAGCAGGTTATAATTGATAACAACAAGGAAGTTGACTTCGAGTTTCTTATTGAGGAATTATATCCAGAAGGAATTGAAGAAACCCAATTAAATGACATACTTTGGTTTGAAAGTGATTGGATATATAAGAACTTAAATATTAGAGAAGATGATTAGTCTAATAACAGGAATATTATTTTTACTAATAATTGGTTTCACTTTAAATTAATAAGATGATTGAATTAGGATGCGCAATGTTTTTTCTTGGATTATTTCTGTACTTAACAGGAGAATAAATTCAATATATAAGCAATTCAATATATGCAATTTTATAGGTATGTAATTTCATAGGTAGTAATTGCATAGGGTAATCGTATACGGTTGCCCTTTTACCCTTATTTAGACTAAATACAAATAACTATGTATATTTGGATATGTGCCTAAATTATCGTAGTATACGCGCATACGTACATATAGTATATAAGCAAATAAACGCTTAACAATTACTTAACGATTTGTTAACATTAGCTTAACATTGGGTACGTTATTTCTTCGCATATTTGTACTAACAAAAACAAATAAATACTTTCAATTATGAACACAGTACAAAACACAAACAACAAAACAGGAAAAGCCGTTAACATTTTAACAGGTATCATATTCACAGCCTTATCAATAGTATTAATTATAGGCGTTTCTTCGCTTATTATCGATATGTTTTCAACAGGTCTAAAATATTACTAATATGGACAAACTCACAAAAAAAGCGGTGTACCTACTTTTATACATTGCACCGCTATATTTAGCCCTTAGAATTATATTAACACAATAAAAGAAAACAAAGATGAACGTAGCACAATTTAGAATTAATGAGAGGTTTAAATTAAGTTTTTCAGATTTGGGAGAAAATAGAGGTTTTGAACCTATGTTAATCGACAATAAAGGCGAAAACACATATACTGATATC